TTATTATTGGAATAATACAGCACCAACAAGTTCTGTATTTTCAATAGCAACAGATACAGCAGTTAATCGTTCAAGTGGAACTTATGTTGCCTATTGCTGGAGTGAGATAGATGGCTTTAGTAAATTTGGAAAATTTGTAGGCAATGGTAGTACAGATGGTCCATTTATTTATACAGGGTTCAAACCAGCTTGGATTGTTTTTAAAGCAAATCGTGTTACAAACTGGTATCAGAATGATGGTGCTAGAAGTCCATTTAATCCAGTAACAATAGGTATTGACCCAAACACTACTGCTGTTGAATATGATGGAGGAGTTTATGTTGGTGGAGGGGTAGATTATTTATCTAATGGTTTTAAAATAAGACAAGGAACAGGACTTGGTTATAACTATACTGGAGAAGAAATTTATTATATGGCCTTTGCTAAACAATCATTTTTAGGTGATGGAACAAATCCAGGAACTGCAAGATAGGGTTGTATATATGAAACAAATAATTAATAATAGAAACATACGTAAAGGAGTATTATGTCTTGGGCAATAGTAAAAAACAATCAAGTAATTGAGATGTTAAATGGTGCAAAAGCTGTAACCATAAACGGTATACAATACCCTAGTAATATTTTTAATATATGGCCAAAAGCCGACCTTAAAAATATTGGTATTTATCCAACACAGATTACAAGTACAATAGATAATAAAACTCATGTAGGAACAGGTGGTGTAACTTATACTATCAATACCGATCACGTAGCTATACACTATAATAAAAAAGCACATGTAATTGAAGATGTTAGTTCAACTGATGATGATGGGAATTCAATATTAACAAAAGGTTTAAAAACTAAACTACTCGCAGAAGTTGATGACAATGCATACAAAGTGTTAGCACCGTCAGACTGGATGACTACCCGTCAACTTGAAACTGGTGTAACTATAGCTGACAATTGGAAAACATGGCGAGCTGGTGTACGAACTCAAGCTAAAGCTATGAAGACAGCTATCAATGCTGTTACGACTATCACTGATGTTTCAGGATTATATGTAACCTATGCAACAGCTAGTGATGGAACAATGACATCGGTATCTAGTGGTCATCTGTGGCACTGGCCTAAAAATCCAGATGAGGCTTAGAGAAAGGTGGAGAAGATAAATGTCCACCGATACAATTCTATTTGATGTAAATTTCAGACCGGGGATAGACAGAGAGTCTACACAATATGCTTCCAAAGGTGGATGGTATAACGGTGATAAGGTACGATTCCGTGCGGGCAAACCAGAAAACATTCGTGGTTATGAAAAGAGAGTACAACAAGCATTCATAGGAACAGGTCGTTCGGCTCACTCATTTACAAGTAATGAAGCTTTAAAGTACCACTCGTTTGGTACACCAAGTCACTTATATGTTTATGCTGGTGGTGCTAACTTTGATATAACACCTTTACGAACCTCAGCAACATCAAGTGTCACTTATAAAACAGCAGTTTCAAGCACTCGTATACTTGTATCGTCAACAGGTCATGGAGCTAATGTTGGTGATTATTTTATTCTTGTATCATCGACAACTGTTGGTGGTAATCATAGATTCTTAAACAGTCAGTTTGAGGTTGTATCAGCTACATCTAATAATTTTACATTTAATACAACAGTAGCTTCGTCGGCAACTACAACAATAACAACACGATCTAAGTTTCAGTTCTATATACATTCAGGTGGTTCACAAAATATTCCTGAACTTGGTTGGGGTGTTGGTGTTTATAATGCGGGTGTATCAGTCGCAGGAGCTAGAACATGGAATAGTCCTGCAAGTATATCTGGTGATACACAGACACAACCATTACGACAATGGTCTTTGGATAACTTCGGTGAAGACTTATTAGCTTTACCAAAAGAAGGTAGACTATATGTCTGGGATGAATCAAGTGGAACAAGTGGTAGAGCCGTGGTCGTACCAACAGCCCCAAGTGCTTCCAACTTTATGTTTGTATCACAACAAGATAGACATGTTATTTGTTTAGGTACACACGGTGTGGCTAGTGGCTTTGATCCGATGCTTGTTCGATGGTCGGACCAAAACGATTATGCAAATTGGAATGTAAATGTCAGTAGTACATCAGGTGAAAACCAACTGGGTGATGGTAGTGAATTAGTCACAGGACTTAACACTCGTAACCAATCACTAATTTGGACAGACAATGCTGTACATGCTATGGAATTTGTTGGTCCGCCATTTATATTTAACTTCAGACAGTTGGGTTCTAACTGTGGTATAGCTGGACAACATGCAGCTATCGAACTTGATGGTCGTATATTCTGGATGGGTGCAAAAGATTTCTTTGTTTATGATGGAGCTGTTAAAAACTTACCGTGTACAGTTCGTCGATATGTGTTTGACGATTTTAACTATGATCAAAAAGAAAAAGTATATGCTGGTACAAACCAAGAGTTCAGAGAAGTGACATGGTTGTATCCAAGTAAAAACGCAACAGAAGTAGATCGATATGTAAGTTATAATCCTGTTGAAAATTATTGGACATTTGGTACAACTATATTTACAACATGGGAAGATAAAGAAGTATTTCAAAACGTGATAACAACTGGTAAAGAAGCAGATGGCGATAACTATTTATATACAAACGAACCCGAAGGTATTTATACAGCCGACGGTCAAAGACAAGAAGCTTTCCTTGAGTCATCAGAGTTTGACACATCTCCACCATCGTATGGACCAGGAGATAGTATTATGTACTTGGATAGAATCGTTCCAGACTTTACAATAAATGATGGTGGTCGTGTTACTTTAAATATGAAACTTAAAAACTTTCCCAACGGCGAGATTAGAGAAAAGGGTCCTTTTGTTGTAACACCGACAACACAATTTATACGAACACGTGCTCGTAGTCGTCAAGCTATCATTCGGATTTCGACATCTACGGGTGGAACTAACTGGCGACTAGGATCTTTTAGAATGGATGTAACACAAGATGGTAAGAGGTAACAATGGCAGATTATCCTAGATTCCCAAGAATAACACCTGACATTGGTGATTCCAGTGATACATTTACTGTTGGTGCAGCAGGTAATTATGGTATACCTGCTCCCACAAAAACTGTATCTTTTGCAAAAGCTGGTTCAATTAATAGTGGGGCACAAAATGCTCTTACACAAATGGAACAATGGGCAGACTCTTTAAATGATAAGCTATCATCAGATAGTGTACAACTTCGTAACAGTGTACAACAAGATCAGTTTGGATCTGTGACTATACGTGGTCGACTACGACTTAATAGTAACTTAACAAACCCTGATACGGCAGAAGCTACACCGTTGAAAGGGCAGATTAGATTTAATGCTAGTACCAATAAGTTTCAAGGCTATGATGGTACAGGCTGGAGGGACTTTCACTAATGTTTGGTAAATTATTTGGTAGTGTAGGTGGTTTTTTTAGAGATATAGTTGCACCAATTGGTTTAGGTTTAATTAACCCAGCGCTCGGTGCTGCTTATGCTGGTATTAAAACAGGTATTCAGACTGGAAGTCCACTAGCTGGTCTTGGTTCAGCGGGTTTAAGTTTAGGTTTGTCTAGTGCATTTAGAGGAATGACCGCAGGTCAAGAAGCATCAGCATCTATGAGTAACATTATTCAACCAGGTACAGGTCCTATAAGTTCAGGTCTTGCTGATAGTTTAGGAATTATTGATCCTTCAGTGATTTCCCAAACTGCGGCTCCAATTACAGGCGCAGCTACTGGTTCCTCAATTAGTTCAGGTCTTGCTGATAGTTTAGGAATTATTGATCCTTCAGTAATTTCCCAAACTTCACTGCCAACTATTGCTACCACACCAACAAGTTCTCCAAGTTTATTTCAGAATATTAAAAAAGGTTTAACAGGTTCTTCTTTTGCTGCTGGTCTTCAAGAGGCACCGATGGTCGGACCGAATGTTGCCGGATCGTTTGTAGATGTTCTTCCTAAAGCTGTTCAAGAAGCTTCGCCTTTAACAGTTGGTTTAGGTGGTCTTGGTTTACAAATGGCAGCAACACCCCCACCAGAACCAGCTCCGTTTGGTCCAATGCAACCTCAACGCACAACAGACTTTAGTAAGTATGGCTACAAAGGTCCACTTGGTCGTGGTGATTATACGTATGCTGACCCAGAAGATATTGCTTATGGTCGAGTCACTCCGGGTTCATATGGTTATCTCGGCGCTAAAGAAGGTGGTAAAATCAAAGCTCAAGGTGGTGGAGTTATGATGCAGTCTGGTCCATATAATCCACAAATAGAAGCACAAAAGGGTACGTTCCGTCCAACAGGTTCTATGGTCGCACCGACAGCTGGTCCCACCATATCTAAAATTGCTCAGACCCAACCAATGATGTCAGTCAGTCCACAAAAGATTGCAGGCCTAGCTCAACCTGTGGCTCCAACTGTGCCAACAACTAATATACCAATGGCTCAACCACAAGCACCAGCACCTATGCCAATGCCTCAAACACAGCCACAACAAGGTGGAATAGAACAACAAGCTCAACAACTAATATCTGATTTACCACAAAAAGATATTAATGTTAACATTGATCAGATTCGTCAGTTTATTGGATTAGCCGAGGGTGGTAAGGTACCAACAACTGAAAAAGAATTTGCCAGACTTGGTGTATATAAAAGACCAGAAGATTATAATACCAAAGAAATGGCTGAAGGTGGAGAAGTAGACTCCAACCAAACATTACAATCGAATGCATTCGTTATACCAGCAGATGTCGTGGGTCACATAGGTGACGGTTCATCTGATGCTGGTTCTCAAAGATTACAAAGTTATTTGGGTATGAACCCGCAGCAGTACCAAGCGGGTGGGATTATGGCGGGTGAACTACAAGGACCAGGTGGTGGTATGGATGATTTAATCCAGACTAGCATTGAAGGTAAACGAGCCGCAGCCGTTAGTCCACAAGAGTTTGTAGTACCACGAGATATTGTTGCAGAGTTAGGGCAAGGTAGTTATGATAAGGGATCAAATAAATTGTATGCCTTAATGAGAAATGTACGTAAAACGAAAACAGGAACAACTAAACAACCAGCTGAATTAACTAGGGGACTAGGACAGTTGATGAGAACAGCGGTTGCTTGAGGTTGAAGAGGTTAAATCTTTTGATGATATTGAAGAATTGTTTATGTTATTTCCCGTGGAGATTGAACGCATACCGTTTGACAATAAATACACACCAGAAATACTTAGACAACACATTGAAACAGGAGTGTTAGGTTTGTTAAGAATAAAACATAATGGTAGAATAATCGCAGGTTATGTAATAAAAATAAATGTTTATCCAACAGCAAAACGATTATTAGAAATATTGTTTATCTTTGGAAGAAACCTTAACTTCCGTGTGGGTAGACAAATATTTAAGAAGCTTGAAGACTTAGCTAAAGAATTAAAGTTGGATGGCATTGAATTAACTGGTCGTGTACAATGGAATAAAGTATGCGATAAGCTTGGTTTCGATAACCAACAATTTATACAGAGAACAAAATGGCTGACTTATTAAAACGATTACAAATTTCTGAACAACAATACGGTGTAGGAATGGAAGACAATCCATTTCATAATGCATCACCTGATGAGTGTATGAATGTATGCTTTGGTGGTAGTGGTGGTGGTTCACCTCCTCCCCCTCCTCCTCAAACAATGACTCAACAAACAAGTAATATACCTGAATACTTTCAACCGTATTTAGAAAGATTGTTTGATAGAGCCGAAGGTGTTACAACAGAGCCATTTCAAAGATACGAAGGACAAAGACTAGCCACAACATCACCGCAACAACAAGCGGCTTATCAAGGTGTTGAAGAAATGGTTGGTGGTTATAAACCATATATAGCTACGGCTGATTTACTTACAGCTCAAGCCGCTCAACAATCAACAGACCCTACGGCTATTACTGCACGTATGAGTCCATACCAACAATCTGTTATTGATATACAAAAAAGAGAAGCCTTACGAGATGCTAATAAACTACAACAACAAATAGGAGCATCGGCCGTTGGTGCTGGTGCCTTTGGTGGATCACGACAAGCTTTAGCTGAAACAGAATTAGGTAGACAGACTGGTCAAAGACTCGCCGACATTCAAGCCGTTGGTTCGCAACAAGCCTATCAACAAGCTATGAATCAGTTGTCTGCTGATAGAGCAGCATCACTTGCGGCTGGTCAACAGTTTGCAGGTCTTGGTGCCCAACAACAACAGTTAGGATTAGCTGGGTTAGGTGCGCTTGAAACTGTAGGTGGTACACAACAAGCTCAACAACAAAGAGCATTAGATATTGGTTATGAAGATTTTGCCAGAGAGACAACCTATCCACAACAACAAGTACAAGAGATGTCATCTGTACTTCGTGGATTTAATTTACCAGTATCGACATACACAACATCCCAAGCACAACAAGCACCACCGACATTTGGACAACAAGCGGCTGGTCTTGGTCTAGGTGCATTAGGTATCTACGGTGCGGGTAAAGGTGTGGGACTATTTGCCGAAGGTGGTGATGTCCCCGATAATCCAGGTCTCAAGAAGTTAGCATCCAAAGCTCCACAAGTTGTAGAGAAGATGGGCTTTGATCCACAAGAAGTTATTAATGCCTATGTCGGTGGTAAGATGACATACGCAGAAGGTGATTTAGTTTCTGATCCATTTACAGAAGGTGGTATGAATTATTTAATTTCTACATTTGGACCACTTGAAAAAGCGAGATACGAAGGAGCACTTAAAGAAGGACTATCAAAAGACGAAGCTATTGAGTTTGCAAAAGACGCAAGTGGTAAGGCTGATCCGTCTTATCCAGAAATGTTCTTACCATTTATAGGACCGACAGCAAGAACTTTAGGTTCAGCTAAAACTATTTATGATAAAGCTATTCAATCACCGGCAACGCAAGGAACGAGAAAAGAACCACCAAAGAAAACTATTAGTCAAAGAATATCTGAGGCTACTGGTGGTACTAAAGAAATTCAACCTAAAGCCTCTCCACAACAAAGAGCAGAAGCAGTAATACCAGCTAGAATAAGAGGGCCTAAAGATGCTGCACAGTTTGGAACTGGTCGTTTTCAACAAGCTAAAACTCTTGAAGCGCCAATAAATTTAGAGGCACAAAAGAAAACAACAATGATGGACACTGAAGAAGCAATGAAAAAATCACAGATGGATCAGAAAAATTCAACAGATAAGAACGAACCAATAATAGATCCAAATAAAATTATTGCTGGAAAAGAAGAGTCATCATTAGATATGTTAAAAAACATGTTAAAACCAAAAGAAGAAGGCATAGATATTATGGGAGCTAAAACTGGTTTACTTGACTTCATAGCTGCTGAAGATATTAGAACTGGTAAAGCAGGTGCCGAAGAAGCGGCTAAAAGAATAACTGAAAGAGGACTGGCTCAGCAAAAATTTAAAGCTGATGAACAACAAGAACAATTTAATAATGCCGTAGCTATCGCAGGTCTAGATTTAAAACAACAAGAACTCGTTGCTAATGAAGCGGCAAGTATTCGTAAGTATATATCTGACACACTCAAACTAGATGCCGATAGAACAAATAAATATATGGCAGAAATATTAGGTAATCCAATGCTTGTTGATCTCTTACAAGATCCAGAAACAAAAACAAAAATAATTCGACAAATACTTGATACTGAACAAGAATTAAAAAAAGGTATAGGAGATGAAAAAGATTCAACCGATAAAGCTAAACTAGGTACTACTGATAGTGGTGTTGCTTTTACAATAAAAGGTATCCCTAACCTCAAGAAGGAATAGTCATGCCAAGAGTAGTTGACTATGGTGGCTTTGGTAACTTAGAATTTGAAGATCACGTTACCGACGATCAGATAAAAGAATACATCGATGATAACTATAAAGAGATAGAGAATAGACTAAACGTCCCACCTCGTAAATTAAGAGGCATACCATTTTTACCTGATTCTGTAGAACGTGGTTTTCGTAGGGCACAACAAGCTTTTAATGTTGGTACACTTGAATTAGGTTTTGAAGATCCAGAGAGTGCAGCTTATGACATTCGTCAATATGAGCAACGTATAAAAGAAATACCTCTTGATGAAGATGACTTCACAACTTTACAACAAATATCCAAAGCCGAAACTACAGGCGAGGCACTCAAAGCTCTTGCTAAGAATCCATCGGTTATCTTACCAATCATTGGTGAATCTATTGGTACTTATTTACCGACCGTTGCCGTTGCGGGTGGTGTAGCTTTAGCCACAAGAGGATCGACTATACCGTTACTATCTCGTATTGTTGGTGGGTTAGCTACTGGTTCTGGTAGTGCAGCAACAGAATACGGTACATCATTTATTGAATCTGTTAGTGAGACTGGTGTTGATATCAATGATGGTATTGCTTTAGCTGCCGCCTTTAACGACCCTAAAGTTTTAGCCGAAGCCAGAGCACATGCAAAGAAACGTGCTATACCTATTGGTGCCTTTGATGCATTAGCCTTTGGTACGGCGGGTCTGTTAACAAAAGCTATTAAAGATGCTGGTCGTGCAGGACTAGGCGCACGTGTCGCAGGTGCTCTCGGCGAGACAGTTCAAGCGGGTTCACTCGGTGCTTTGGGTGAGGCTTCGGCACAGATTATGACGGATGGCTTTGTGTCTAGACCTGGTGAAGTTTTACTCGAAGGTATAGCCGAAGGTCCTATCGGTATCGTGGAGGCTGGCTTAGCGGCAAGACCCGACAAAAATTATGATGTTAAAAAGTTTAAACCAGAAGACGATGATGGTAGTCCACTTAAAACACCAGAGATAACAAAGAAAACAACACCAAAGAAAAAACCAAAAACAAAAGTAACTGAGCCAACACCAGAGAAAAAAGAAACCATTGACCAACTTGCAGACGATGAGTTTGCCGATATGGAGATTGGTGAACTTGTTGGTAAGATATATAACAACGTATCAGAAGTTGCACAGACACGGACCAAAGACGGTGTTGGTGGATCAAAAATAAAACCAAAACAAATTAGGAAAAAATTATTAAGTAAAGTTGAACAAAAGTTTTTAGAAGAGAATCCAGATGTTGAAGCAAAGATATATCAACAACTAGCCGAAAACAATGTTATTAAGCAAGAAGGTAAAGATTTTACAACATGGTCACCATACGACACAGACACCGTTAAACAAACAGAGAAAGCAAAAAAGAAAGTTAGAAAGAAAAAGGTTGAGGCTGTTAAATTATCAACACCAATGTTTGCAGCTCAGTTTGAAAAGAAAGCTCCGACTGAAGAAGAGATAATTGAATCAAGAAAACAAACTTTAGAAAATGCCTTCTTCGATAATGAAAATGTTACAAGTCCATTACAAAACGAAATTGAAAAGACAGAACTTGATGCAGTATTACAACAAAAAGAACAACAGTCAGTAGTTACCAAAGATGTTTACAATTTAAAAACAAATAAAGTATTAGGTAAGATACAACAGATACGAGCAAGTGGTACAAAGCCAATTAAGTTTGGAGCCGTCGCTATAAACAACCCATCATCGGCAAAAATATTTGAGACTGAAGCAGAAGCTACAACATATTTAAACAATCAATTACAAAACGAAAAGCAAGAGATTGCCGATAACGAAGAAACAAATGAAACACCAAGTGTTGCTCTTGATCCAGACCCAACATCAAGTATTGATACCAATGCTAAAGCTATAGACTTTAATGTGTTTCAAGACTTTATAGCTAAGAGTTATAAAAGTGGTAAGAAAACAAACAATCCTGGTGTAACTGAAAACGAACGACCTGCAAACAAAACACAAGAACAGATAGAGAAGACAGATGAAAGACTAGCCAATGAAAGTACACCAGAAGCACAAGAAGCTGACGAGATAAATGATGCGGGCGATAATGAACGTGAGAATAGTTTTACAAAAAAAGAAGAGGCAGAGAATCGAACATTATTTCAAAGGGCTTCAAACTTTTTAACTGGAGCTAAAACATCTATCGGCCGTTTGGTTGGTAATTGGTTTGCTGATTTACGTCATCTAGCTTCAAAAAATAAATCACTTGCAAAAGTTTTAAATGTGCTTGTTAAACGATCAGAATTTAGAGGCAGAATATACGAAGAATTAATGGCAATAATGAAGCCGTGGGCAAACTTAACAGACGAACAAGCTGATCGAGTAACTAAGGTTGCTATATTTGCTCGAAACGAAGCCTCTGTAAAAGGTAATCGAAGAATATTAACACCAGTAAATGGAGAGATTACTGTGACTGCTGATGAGTTTAATTTTGGCACACAAGTTGTGACTGAAGAAAACAGAATCATAGACGAAACAACAGGAGAGTTGGAAGAAATTGGGTCTCAAAGAAAGAGGTTTGGTATATCTCGTATGTTTAACGAAGAGCCACAGACAATAACTATTAGTGGTCCAGAGATTGAAGCATACAATGCTTTAACTGAAATGGGTAATTATGAAAGACAATTAATAATTGAACAAACAATAGACCAATTAAAAAGTCGTGACGTTACAAGTTCAGCAGTAACACAATACTTGAAGAATATTGACTTAACCACAAACTATGCCAGAGATCCACAAGCCTTGTTAAAACTAATAGGTCAACTAGAAACAGCAAGTAATACTAAAGGTATTGAGGAGGCAGGTTCACAGGCAATTAAAAATGCTATTAGTCGTATTGAAAAAATAGGTAAACAGATGAACACTGTTTATTTTCCAATGAGTCGATCAGGTGATAAGTATGTTGCTGTTACAAAGAATGTTTTAAAAGATGGGAAGATTAAGAAAGAAGTTTTATTTTGGAAAGCTTATGATACAAACAAAGGTATTGATGTTGGTGAAGTAAATAGGGCTAAGAGCATGGAAAAAAATCTTCTTGAAAAGTTTTCTAAAGATGCAGTTGTAAGAAACCCAGAGACTAAAGAAATATATAAAGATGAAGATGGTAAGCCTGTAAAAAAATATATACACTCTGGTGTTCAAAACAATACATATAACAATATATCTCAAAGAGTTGGTACAGATTTTATTGATAGCCTAGATGCATTTTTACAACTAGCTCCCATAGATACAGATGCAGTAGACCCAACTACAAATATATATGAAAATTTAAAAGATAAAGCTAAAGCATTAAAAGCAACAAAAGGAATACCTACATTTTTAAGAGAGTCCAGAATGGTTGCAGGTTTTGATACTAAAGATGCTCTTGATGCTATCGGTAAACACATTAATGCTTTTGCTACTTGGGATGCAGGTTTTGTTTTTGACCAAAGAATGAGCGATGCATTTCGTGATGTTAACGAAGAATCTCCTAATTCAGCAGCATCCGAATATGCAGAAAAACTAGAACAGTATTTAGAGAACGATCCACACGAGTTCCAATCATTAAGACAAATTGGTTTCTTATATTTTTTGACAGATGTCAGTGCTTCGGCTATGAATATGTTTCAAGGTATACCCGCTATGGTATACAACGGTATATATGCGGGGCAGTTTAGAGCAGCTAAAAAACAAGCATCAGTCACTAAAGAATTATTTGCCAAAGGTATTACACCAACAACAACCTCAGATAATCAGTTTGATTTAGAAAAGCTATCGAAGGCTTTTGGACCACGAATACCACTGTTTAGAGATCCTAATAATTTATTAAGTTCTGTTATAAACCCAAGTCGTGCCAACGAATATCTAGGTAAACAAACTACAGATTTTATAAAAGGAGAAAAGCTAATTAACAAGGCTGGTATACCAAGAGGTAAAGCTAAACTTGAAAAGTTTGTAAGAACACTTGGTTTAATGTTTACAACAACAGAGGTAGCAAACAGATTAGCTTCATATATCTCATCGTATGAACTAACTGCTGACCGTAACACACTTCGTAAAGCTGTTAACTATGCTTTACAAGATGAAGTATTTAAAGTTAGACTACAAGATGATTTAAAAATAGATCCAAACACAATACTACAAAACATAGACAATCTAACAACAGAGCAGAACGAGGGTGTTAGAGATTTAATTGCACGTAATGCTGTTGAAGAAACACAGTTTCTTTATGGTAAAGAAACTAAGCCAAGAATTAGTAGAGGGTGGGGAGCTTTAGCATTTCAATTTAGTGAATATCCTACTATGATGTTAGCCTTAATGAAACGATTAGCATTTGATAAAGGACCAGAGGGTAGAAAAGCTTTTGGTGTTTATATGTTAGCCCTTATGATGACATCAGGTTTGATGGGTTTACCTTTTATAGAAGACTTAACAGAATTAACTGAGGGTGTATTAAAAACTGCGGGTTACAAAAATGCAAATGCCACTAAACTATGGTATGACATCACTGGAGATATCATGCATCCAAAGTTTGCCGAAGCAATTTATAGAGGTGGCTTTAGGTTTGCAGCTGGTGTTGATATCGGTAGAAGAGTTGGTCTTGGTTCACACCCAGTCAGTGGTGGTTTAATAGATTTCTTATTTAGTGATAAAGGTTTTTCAAAAGCAAGTATACCGTTGTTTAGTGTATTAAGTAAACCATCCATTGCTTATGACTACCTACAAGTAGATGATGTTGGATTAGCCGTAGCTGAGCTAATGCCTAAACCGTTCGCAAATGTAATGAAAGCAACATACTTAAAGTCTGATGGATATAAAACAAGATTTGGTGATAAGGTTGTTGTACCTAATGATGTGTCTTCTTTCGATGCAATCATGCAAGGTTTAGGATTTACACCAGCAGACATTGCTAGAGAACGAGAAGCTATGTATTTAACAAAGACAGAACGAAATGCTTCGGCTTATATTAGTAGAAGATTTTATAGAAGATACCAAAAATACCAAGGTCAATTACACAGAGCCATACAAGCCAAGGATAAACAAGCTATTCGAAGTTCACGAGACGATATAAGAGAAATGTTCGAAGACATTGCCGAACATAATAAGAAGATGATTAGTGATGGTAAAATTAATATGATTGTTAATCTACGTGCCGACACAGTAGCTGATAATTTTTATAACGAGATAGGTGGTTTTAAAGCAACAAAATCTAAACTCTCATCTGACGATCTTTTTGCAGCCGATAAGCTTCTTAAAAAACTACCACGAGGTATTGACTAACTGTGACTAAGGTATATATTTAACTTTATGAAAGATGTCCACGTGGCGATCGGTTGGGACTCAAGAGAAATAGAAGCATACCAAGTGTGTGAACACTCGCTTGTTAGACGATCGTCAATCCCAGTAGCCGTTACCCCCTTAATGCATAATGCTTTACGTAGCTTTCGTTTGTTTGATAGAGAGTGGCGCATAGATAAGAACGGTCAGCATTGGGATGTGTTGGACAATGCCCCTTTCTCTACTGAGTTTAGCCATACTCGGTTTCTTATACCAGAGTTGGCAAGACGCAACAAAGTAAAGGGATGGGTAATCTTTTGTGACTGTGATTTCTTATGGCTTGATGACATAAAAAATTTACTTGATGAACTTGATGATGACTATCCTGTTATGACAGTTAAATTTAATTATGAGCCTGAAGGTGGTATGAAGATGGACAATAAGATACAAACAAAATATAATTGTAAACTATGGTCTTCTCTCATGGCATTTAATATGAATCATAAAGCTAATAAAAAGTTGACATGTTATGCTGTTAACGAAATGAAAGGTCTTGATCTCCATCAATTTGCATGGCTATCGAGAGGACCTAATAGTGTAGGAGAAATAAACCCAAAATGGAATTATGTTCCAGGTATTATGGAGGAGAATACTCCATTAACCCCATCGGCTGTCCACTTTTCTTTAGGTGGTCCGTGGATGAATGGTTATAACGATTGTGATTTTTCAGACAAATGGTTTGCCGAAAAAGCTCACATGGATTATCAACATGGATCAACATTGAAGGATATGAAATGCCTACATTTTCACTTGTAACGTCGTTTCGCGGCGATCACTGGAATCTTTATGCCAAAGATTGCATAGAGAGTTTTATTAAACACTGGCCTAAAGATACTAAACTTTATGCTTACTATAACGACTGGCCTGAAAGAGGTTTACAATCATACGATAAAGATAGGGTTGAGTTTATTGATCTGATGTCTGTGTCCACCGAACTGTGTGAGTTCTTTAAAAAATTTAAAGATCCAAAAGATGCTCCAAACTGGAGAACCGATGTTAAACGATGGGCATATAAAGTATACACTGAGTATGAGTTCTTTGTAAAGAATCCACCCAAGTGTGATGTGGGTATATGGATTGATGCCGACACTGTTACTTATAAAGATATACCGAAAGCAAAGCTTGAAGAGTGGATTCCTAAAGACAAAGACATATCCGTTCTCGGTCGTGAAGCTGTAAACTATATTGAAGCAGGTTTTGTGGCTATGCAAATGACTGACTTAAACAAAGCATTGTTTGCAGATTTGTTTGGAGTATGGGACTCTGGTGAAATATATAACTACAAAGAATGGCACGATGCTTTTGTGTTTACTAGAATTATGAATCTACACCAAGCGCATGGTTTACAGGTACATAACCTATCACCATACTGTGCTGACCTTAATGCTTTTGAAGCCTCACCTTTAGTTAGATATATGTATCACAACAAGGGCATGTTAAAATTTAAACAAGATCAAGCTAGTCAAGAAGCACCAAATACTAAAGTTCAATATCAACAACCGAAGAGCACAAAGAAACCTATTGTTGTAACTCCTCAAGATTGTATGCCAATAGAAGATATCCGTATGAATATTCTTACGAATACTAAACGTATGCCTTTGTCTATAACGAAACGATGTCAGTGGAATAACGAAGAGGTAGCCATTGTGTCTGCTGGTCCGTCACTTAAAAGAAGTTTTAAAGAACTACAACAATTACAAAACAGAGGGGTAAGAATTGTGTGTGTTAAACATAGTCACAATACTCTTCTTGAAAATAACATTCAACCTTGGGCATGTACAATACTTGATCCAAGACCTTTCAATGAAAAATCTACACACGGATTTGTACGTAAAGAACTACTAGCTAATCCTCATCCACGAGTTATGTATTGGGTAGCAACTATGTCTAACCCTGATGTAGTTACACATTTACTTGACAAGAAAGCAAAGGTAGTGGCTTGGGATGCTTATTGTAATGCAATAGAGGGATGGGACTTTTTTAAAAATAGACTACTTATTACAGGTGGTACATGTGCTGGTATGAGATCAATAGGTTTATTACACACTCTTGGTTTTAGAACTATGCACCTATATGGTTTTGATTCTTGTATAGATGGTGAGCCAAAAAATAAAGATGAGTTAGCTGAAGACGGTCGCAAGAAATGGTTGAAGGTATCGGTAGGTGAAGATAATAAAACATACTGGACAACGGGTGAGCTATTAGCCCAAGCTCAAGACTTTGAAAAACTAATGCAAAGAGAAGAGATAGATTTAGATATACACGTACATGGTGATGGATTGGTCAAGGCACTATGGGACGACGGACTAAAAGATAAGATAGAGAAAACAACATACAAGGAGATCTTCGATGACATCCCGTAAAGTAGTAGGAGTGTTTTTAAACTCTGCAACACATCAACCACATATTAACACATTAACAGCTATGACTCATGGGATTAGAGAAACAACAGATAGTCTTGTGTTCTTATCTAACTCAACTAAATATATGGATTGTGATACAGCTATAATCTTTGGGTCTTGGAAAGACAGGCATACTCAACACCACTTATTAAAAAAAGATATTGTAACAAAACATAAAGGTGATTTGCTTGTAGTAGAAACTCCCCTTCTTGGTAGAACTATAACCGAGGATCATAGGTATTACCGTGTTGGTAAAGGACACTATATGGATACACTTGGTTACTTTAATAATAAAAAGTCTGATAAAGATAGATGGGGTATCATACGAACTGACCTTGGTCTTGAGATAAAAGACTGGAGAAAAGATGGTAAACATATAATGTTTCTTATGCAGCTGCCCGGAGATGCAGCGACGGCTAACGTAGATATACTACAATGGTTACAAGACGAAATAATTAAATGCAGAAAATTATCAAAGAGACCTATTAGAATTCGTATGCATCCGTTAATATCATCTTATGACCTATCTAAATTTGAAGAGTTTGTGGAGAAACAAGAAGATGTCAAGATGGTGTTCGGACATAAAGATCCGATTGCTATGGATTTGGAAGACTGTTGGGCAACAGTATCGTTTACAAGTGGGGGGTCGGTGGATAGTCTCCTTGCTGGTGTCCCTGTTATTACACCTAGTAATCTTAACTTTGCTTATCCAATATCATCCCATTCCATAGAGGATATTGAGAATCCAAAGATGGTGGATAGACAACAACTGTTCAATGATTTGGCTTACACACAATGGACAATGACTGAGATGGCACATGGGTTACCATACAAACATTTATTAAATGACTGATAAAGAAGATAAAGATAAGGATGTTGTTGTAAATCTTTTTAAAGATACAAACGAACACATAATGACAACCTCGGCTGTTGGTAGTTTACCAAAAGAACATTTCAATAAGTTAGTTTTAAATCAATTAGATATTATTAAAGAAGATGCTAACAAAGAAAACGCAACAGGTGTGATTACTGTTTTGTTTGATGACAAAGGTCCACTAGTTGATTACTTTGCTGGCAGTATAAATTTACATATGGCTTACGTTTTGATGGACCAGTTAAAGAATGTTATACTAGAGAAACTTGAAGAAGGAGTTAAAGAATAATGTTAACAGCACTTATTGGTCCAGTCACAGGACTACTAGATAAATTTATAGAAGATAAAGATCAGAAAAATAGACTAGCTCACGACATTGCTACGATGTCAGAGAAACATGCAAATGCTCTAGCAAAAGAGCAAGCCAAAGCAAACACTGAAGCAGCTAAACATCCAAGTATGTTTGTCGCTGGTGCACGTCCAGCTATCATGTGGGTGTGTGCTATTGGTTTGTTTGTAAACTTTTTTATATTACCACTTATGACTTGGTTCACAGCCTTGTTTGCACCAGAAATAAACATGCCCAACTTTGTAGATACTGGTGAGCTTATCTCTTTAACCATCGCATTACTCGGAATGGGTGGACTCCGTAGTTGGGAAAAGACAAAAGGTGTTGCAAGAGAGAACATGAAGAAGTAATATATAAAGATCAGTGGACTGCGGTCACTTAATGGCAACCAGCACTGTTTGTTAACCTATAAACAAATGGAGTTGATATGTGGTCTAAACCAATTATCACAGAAATAGCAGTCGGTCTTGAGATCAATAGCTATGCATGTGCAGAAAAATAATATAGTAGTGGGAGTCATAGCGCTCCCCTTACTTCTTTCATTCTGCGACTCAGTTGTAGCTACCAACGGTAGACTTTACGATAAACGAAACCAATATCACGTAACTTGTAGACTAACCAAGGAAAAGATAGTTGAACCTTTTTTTGGTGAAGACTCTGTCAAATGCTTTTATACATGCACGGATAAAGATACTATGGTTGTAACAACACACAGTGATTTTGCATGTCAGAAACAGATCAAAACTCCGAGAGGAGACCAAAGGGATTGGCGGGACAGATTAAAGTATTAACACTACAAGACTGTAGTGGTGAAAGATTTCCGAGAAACAAGAGTAAAATATTAGGTTATAGAAATCCAGTTAAGTACTATGGTAAGAGAAGTTAAATCTCTAGGAGCTTACAGTTTCCAGTCCCACTCCTAGAGATTCTTTTGACGACGTTGTTTCAATTAAAATTATATATTATTTGGTAGCTTGGTCAAGTAAATTACGAGCTATATCTGATGATGACATAGTTTTCTTACCACCAATATTAAACAGCATAGGTATATTATTTTTTAAACAGTATTCCATTTCTGGTGTAGAAGTTGGAACTCTATCACCGCCATTAGCAAAAGCAAAATGTCGGCCTATGTCTTTTAAATTATTAACAACAGTATCATCATTATCTTTTGCTTTAATAACTTTATAAATAAATTGTGTTGAACTAACAATCTCACTTCGTTCTTTATACGGTAACATTACAAATCCTTTTTTTCTTTGTAACCATTCATCCGTATTTACTATGGCCCACACTTCTCCAAACAAATGTGCTTGGCGAAACATACTTATGTGTCCAGAATGTAGAGGGTCAAAGCCCCCACTCACTACTATAATCATGACTTATCCTTATTATATCGTTTTCATCTAGTTTCTCACCCTCCCAAACCTCAAAAACCCGTACATGGCCATTAGAAGCTCGTAGACAATGAAGAGTATTTTTTGGGATATAAACTCTATGACCGGGTAGAAATGTCCACCAGTGGTCGTCTATGAGCGCCGTTGCTTCACCACTTTGTATTTTCCAGTGCTCATCTCTATGTTTATGATATTGAATAGACATTCCTCGACCTGGATACACATGTAATATTTTTATAACTCTAGTTGGGGTTTGTTTTAATACTCTGTAATGTCCCCAAGGTCGTGTAACAATATTCATTATGTGATAGACAGCATAAAAATTAATATAAATTGTATAGCTAATACATACAATAAAAATTTAAGAAGTGTCCACAAAAATTTATCCATTATCTAAACGGTGGGCCCATAAACCAACACACTAAACTGTGTCGTGTTCCTTCTGTTACTGCTTTAATTCTATGAAGATAGAATGATGGAAATATAATCATGTCACCTTTGTTTCTGAATCCTTCAATTGGTTCAATCTTACCATCCATATTTTTAATTTGTAATATACCACCCTTATAATCTTCAAAGTTAGATAGTTGTACAACCATAGATAACTTTCTTATTAATCCAGGATAAGGTCCATCAGATTCTGGTGGATAGATATCTCGGTGCCATTGATAGTGTTGTCCTTTTTTATACTCTGTAAATTGTGGGCACTGTAAGTTAGTTACATTGAAACCATAGTCTTGTTTATTTATTTCTGATGCAACTTCACATAACTTAGGAACGATCCAATGATCGAGAGGGAACCATCTTAACTTTGAGTTCCTATCTTTTTTTAAGTCGGCTGCTTTTTTCCACATGACACCGGCTAGCTGCTCAGAATAGCTAGGCGATTCTTTAATTATTTCATCGCATAACTTTTCTGGAACAGCTTTGGGTATGGTCACAAATGTTTTATACATCTACGACCTCACATGAACCAGCACTACAAGCAAGAGTTTGGGAGGACTTTGTGTTATCATCTTGTTCATATAGTGCTAAATCATTCCAGTTAATTTTGTTTGGTTGATTCTTTTTTAACTTGTTGTATCCGTCTTTATCAATGTCTTCGTATGGTGCTTGTTGATATACGTGTCCAAAGTTTGGTAGAAAAGATACACCACTTAGATCATCGAAGTTTCTCCAACACCAATCAGCTACACCTAACCACTCATCTTCATTAACGGATATAGTTATACTTGGTTTATGCTCACACCAATACTTGGTATATACTAGCCAATGATTTAATTGTTCAAGTGCCGATCTTTTATTACGAGTTATACAACCATTCGGTGCTTTCTCAACAAAAGAAAAGACAGCAGTTGCATCTGGTTTCATAACACAGTCTTCAGTCGGTATGTTTTGTGATTGTAAAAACTTTGTCAATGGATCTTTCTTATCACCTCTCACTCTTCTAATGTAATGTTCGTTATGTCGAGCATGTATACCAGATGCGGCATTCACTAATTGTGATACAGTTCCTGATGGTTTAACACATGTGATAGCCGTTGCTTGGTTTATTCCAAATCTTTTTGCCCATAGTTTATTTACATCCACAGCTTTTTGTTTCAATCTTTTTAATAAGTCTGGCAATATAGCTTCGTTAAACACATCCCCAGATAATATTTTATGATCCATAATACCAGTTAAAGATACACCAAGCAGTCTTTCTTTTTCTGTTGCATCTTTCCATTGTCTACGTAAGTATTTAAAATTAGTTAGTGTGGCCTGCATCGTGCCAAGAATGGTTGCTGCTTCTACCTTATCAAGTAACTCTTCTTCCTTATCATCTTCACGAACAACAACTTCAGATAAGTTACAGAATTGAAAAGGTTGTAAAATTATTTCCGAGCATGGGTTGGTTCCAAACTCAAAGTTATCATCACGTCTTTTGTTTCTACCGGCAACTGTCTTTGATGCTTGTCTATTAAATATACCACGTTCACCACTACCTGATTTATATAAAGCCAACCACTCCTCCATAAACGTACCGATGTTATCTGGTTTTGTTTCATAGACTGCTGAGTTATTTGATAAAGCTCTTTGTGATTCAACTCTATACCACTCACCAGATTTAGCATCTCTCATGTCTCTATCATTAAGATCAGATAGACTAATCATAGCTGACCGCCTAACACCACCAACTACAACAATCTCACCTACTTTACAAACTAAATCATGACATTCTAAGGGTGTTAATTTTCTCCCTTTGGCTTTAACAAACGTTTCTGTGGCAAAGTTGAAGAGATCCACGAGTGGTACAGGACCCGAAGCTCTTCCGCCGAAAGTGTGAAGTCGTGCCCCTGCCGATCGCACATTAGAAATATCCCACCTGGGGATTTGCCCGGCATACAATAATGTAACGATTTCCCGAAATGCTTTTGCCCAACCGAGTTTAGAATCTCGAACGACGATAATTGTTTCAGTGCTGTGAAAAGCATCAGCAACAATAGGAAGTTCTTCTGTATATTTTTTTTCAACACTAAAACCTACTCCTGTTCCACACATTAATATATAAAGTATCTCATCAAATGCTTTTGGATGATCGACGGGCACGTATGAACAATTATATCCAGCCACGTTTTCTCTTTCTAAAGCCGGCCCCGCAGTCATAAGTGCTCTCATTGATGGCATGACCTCTAAATTTAAAATTTTATTCTCAAGATACTCTCTTGTTTTCTTGTCTAATTTATGCTTACAATTTTTCTCTAAATGGTTTTCAAAAAAATCAAAATACCTACCCACTGTTTCATACCACTCTTCTCTTCTTTTCTGCTCCGGCAACCATCTGGCATACCTAGATTTGTGTATGAATTGTTGATAAACAGTTGGTAATCTTTTTTTCATTTTATTTTTTTCCTTTTCATTTTCATTTTAAATATATTTCTTATATGAGTCATGGTCATAAATATATTTAATAACATTATAAAATATAACCCATGTCTTATAGCCCACCACCACCAAAAAGTTTGGGACACAAGTCCAACCCATGGGGCTTTTTTTGATCCGTTACCGTACAGGTATACCGAAAGACAGGCTCCGGTAGCTGCAAAAAATTCTAAAAACGGAAAGTTATCGTAAGTTAATAAGTTTAGCATTCTTTATCGGAATATTAAAGAAATATTCTCCACTTGATACAAATTTATTTGGAACCTCAATGATATCAAGGCATTGAGAACCTTTTATAGTCCATGCTTCTTTTAAATTTTTTTTTAAAACATAAAAAGTTAAGCTATCCGGTGAGTCTATCTTATCAATCAGTCTTTTTTTTCGGTATGGTATGTGAATAGTATTCCAACTTTCTGGCCAATCAGCTGACCAACTTAATTTAACTTCAACTTCATGATGAGACACAACTGGTTTTGTTGTCTTTATGTCTGCATCATAATCTTCAATGTCTGTAGCTAACTCATAATTTTGTTTCAAAAGATAACTTCTAACTGCTTGTTTAGCCACACTATCCCATTGATCGTATTTGTCTTTACGAAAAGGGGACTTATTATTTTGCACGTTCTTTACATATTTGTCTGTAATAAATATTACCGAACAACGTTATTTTTTTAGTATCTTTCATAGGTTTTTGTTTCCCAACATATCTCCAATGACATGTCATAGTATTATTATTGTTAGCTCGTTGGTGAAAAAAATCTATATTGTTAAGTGTGTATAAATTCATAGTTATACCAATAATAAGTGATACAGGATCCATGTTTACTCCTTTAGTGTTTTAATTAATTTATTTATATACCATTTAGCTTTTTCAATGTCTTGTTTTCTTTTATTTTTATGATCACATCTCCAAACGTATTTTATTACTTGCCCTTTTAAATATCCAATAAACTGTTCTTCTGATAAAGAAGCCTCCATTGCATCTATACATTCTATGCTTTTGTCTGCTGTATAATGAGCTGGGTGATTAACCGGGTCATCATTTACCATTATCTTCTCCATGTCTCATATTTAATAACACATTCAACCTCTTTCGTTCAAAATTAACTTTTTCAGGCTCACGGATGAGTCGACTAGCAAAGTCACGGACTTGATTATAGTTAAGATTAGCAAGATCACAAACATCAACGAACCAAGAAGCAGTAACCCCGGCAGTTTTAGTAAACCATCGAACAGCTTCTTGTTGAATAACCATATTTTCTTTACTAATAATTTCGGGAGCACTAGCATCCAACAATGCTTGATAGACAATAGCTTTGAATAAAGTTCTTTCGTTTTCTCCTTCATGATTTTCCCTTTCTGTATTTGTCGAGAGATCGATACTTATGCGGCTTGCTTTTTCTTTTGAGAAATAGTCGGTCTGGTTCTTCTTTTGATTCTTCATCTATCCATTCTTGAGGTATTGTTTTACTTGCCCATAAAAAATTATGTTTATCTAACCATTGAGCATAAGTTGTTTTACTTCCTTTGTAAAGTTTTGATTTAGAATTTTGCAAAACAAAACGAATGTCTAATCTTGGCAACTGTTTTTGTATATACAAGTGTTTGTCTCTATTAGCAAGTGTTAACTGTCCTTTAATCTCAATAATTATACCATTACCTAACACAACATCGGGCACGTAAGTATGATAAGATGCAGGAACTGTAAACGGTATAGTCAAAGTTTCATATTCAAAAAATACTTTACTGTCCATAAGTTTTTTACAAACTTCTGATTCAAACATAGACCGAAAGATAATTCCTTTTACCTTTTTTTTCTTTACGTGTCTAAACATTAGGGAATATCTTCGGGAACTTTAGGTTGGTTTTTTACAGTTGTTAACCAACGAGGACCATTACTATAAATAAATTTTCTTATTCCGTTGCCTTTATTAGAGTCACTCCAACATTCATTTTTAAATGAGCAGTAAGAACAATTTACACCAAGTTTTCTGTTCCCAGTAACACCATCAGCTTCATCGGGGTAACATCTAGGTGGTGGTGTGTCGGACTCAAGACATTTTTTTAAGTTAGCTATTTTTTCTCTAACATCTGGTAATTCTTTTTTATCTGGAGTGCATACAGCTATATGTCCAAACTGTTTGTCAATAGCTAAAAAACATAACTTATCGTTTTGTTCGGCTTCTCCATAAGCTTTAATTTGATATAAATAACCGAAAGAATCGTTTTCTTTTGTTAAACTATTACTTTTAAATTTTTTAAATCCAAAACTTGAGGCACTTTTTATATCACATACCCAACCATCGATAGTAGCATCTTTATGTCCTTTAATACCATCAAGCTCTAATTCTTTTTGTTCTTCAGTAACATCGTGGCCCGCCATACGAGCAAACAATAACAACAAGTCTTCTAGTATATGGCCATATAAAAACTTTATCTTTGTTTCTGCTGTTAAATGTTCTCGTAAGTCGGGACGATGGAACTCATACCAAGATTGTCTTTCCGGCTTACCAAGAGCCGACATACGAAGTCCTCGTGGCTCATTTGGTTTATACCGGAAAGAATTTCTAATAGAATTTGTGACAGACTTTGAGAAAGCCTCAAGTTGTTCATCTGTAGGCTCGACACCTCCGGCATCAAACAAACGATAAATATCTTGTACTAAATTTTCAATAGCCGCCACGACAACCTCTAGTTAAACGTAGCTGATTCTTCAGCCACCGGAGGAGCATTAACTTCAGGGAAGTCTTCTGCACCCGAGCTTGTGTCTGCTACAAATTTAATTATCTTTACAGAACGAAGAATAGCTGTAACTCCTTTTGATCCTGTGGGCGACGTGTATGGGTATGGATTCAACTTAACATACACTTCTGTACCACGACCAAGACGGCCGTTTGGTAGGTCTTGTATAGTTAGTTGTCTGTTGTTCGTATCAAACACTCTTGGTTTAATGGGATTTTCAGTTCCATCTTTTTTATAGAAGTTTGTTTTAGCTTCTATATAATTACCAAGTTCCGGTTTGGTATCAGAACTTTTAACGTTTAAACCCAAAGACTCAAGTGTCTTTTTATTTTTGTCATCCACTTGCAAAGTAATCTTAAACTTCGGTGGTGGAAAAGTATTGTCGGGTTCAAATAAGTGATTGTAATGACAGATACCTTGGACAATAATATCCTTTGGTCTATCGTTCTTTGGCGAATTTGCCATAGATTTCTCCTTTTAAAGTTATGACTTATCCATATATAAGTCTAATTAATATAAGTCTTTACTATTACACTAATAAAAACGGTTGTCAATGAGTTTCTTTCCAAGTTGTCCCAATATGATATTCACTATCTAAAGGACAGTTGAACTGTAAAATCTTTTCGGCTTGTTTCATAGCTTGTTTAGTAATCTGACCGAACTCCTCGGCTTGGTCTCTTCTGACCTCCCACTGTACTTCATCATGCACATTAGCCACTGGCTTTGCATCTAACTTTTTCTCTTTAACCATGTGATCAATCTCACAAAGAAAATGTTTACAGACAATACTACCACAACTTTGTAGTAATACGTTTAAGGCCGAATGTTCACTTCGACATTCTAAAAGTCTACCATCAATGGCTTTTATGTTACCGTGGTTAGATCGTATCATGACAGTAATTTTATTCTTTAGTTCTCTTATCATTGGAAATGCTGACTCAAACTTATCTCGTAGTTGTTTGCCTTCAGACATACCACCACCAACGACCTTACCTAGCTTTTCATTACCGGCTCCATAGATGTAAGCATACAGCCAAGTTTTACATACTGATCGATCAGCTAAACCCAAAGCTTCTTTGTGTACATTATGAATATCACCACCAACAACAATGTCTGTATACTTTTGATTATCAAGGTAGTGGGCAAAGCATCGTATCTCTAATGACGAGGCATCTGAACCAACAAGACAGTAATTTACCGGGTCTTCTACTGTCCAACAATCTCTACACTCCGGACCATATGGAGAATAACTTGCGGGTATCTGTGCCATGTTAGGACTATAATGACTCATACGATGTGTCACACAACCTATCGTTATAACTCTGCCATGTACCCGGCTGTCTGGTCCCACAGCTTCGAGCCATGATTTTATTTGTGATACTCTTTTCTGCATCAATAAAAACTCTGACATTTTCTTAGCTTCG